TATAAACAGGAATTATTTGATAGTTATAATCAAAATAAATGGTTTGATGTAACTATTACTAAGTTAATTAAAGGTGGATACTTAGCAGTATATAAGAAAGAAATTGAATGCTTTATTCCTGGTTCACATGCTGCAGCGAATGTTGTACATAACTTTAATGATATGCTACATAAAACTCTAACCGTAATGGTAGATAACTATGATCAATCGAATGATCTTTTTATTCTTTCATACAAAAAATATGTAACTAACTCAATGTCAGTTATGGTTAATAATTTAAACTTTAATCGTGAATATGTTGGAGTACTTACAAATAAACCATATGATTTTGGTGTATTTGTTGAAATCGATGGATATTTTACAGGATTAGTTCACCATACTGAATTTGATAACTATGATGCAATTAAAAGAACTTTAAAAACTGGTGATACCTTAAATGTATTTGTAAAAGATATTACGTCAAAGGTTTTAAAGGACAGTAAAACAAAAGAACTTCAGTTTAGAATTGTTCTTACGTTAAAACCAGATAATGTAAATGCCGAAAAACTTGCATGGCAACAACTTAGAGATAAAACTGAAACTCGTAGCTTTACATATGAAATCGACGCTAAGAAAAATTCTATTACTATTGATATTGATGGTGAGAACTATGATGTATCCTTAAAAAGAAAAGATTTAGAAAAAAATCTAAGCGCGTTTCCATATGTTAAAGTATCAAAAGTCGATATTCTAAATAAAAGTTTAAAATTTGAATTTGTTGAGGCTCAAGAAGATTAATTCTTACTGAGTATTGAGTATAATTTAAACAGATAAATAATTAGCGCAGCGTTCAATATTAGCTGCGCTATATAAAAATAATTAGAAATATGACAAGTTCACTGTTTACTGAACGTATTGAATATAAACCATTTGAGTATCCTGAATATGATATGACTGGGTGGATGGCTCAATCACAAGCCCATTGGTTGCATACTGAAATATCTATGCAGGGTGATGTTAAAGATTGGAACGAGAATTTAACAGAATCTGAAAAAAATCTAGTTGGTAATATACTACTCGGTTTTGCTCAAACTGAATGTGCAGTTTCAGACTATTGGACTGGCTCAGTTGTTAAATGGTTTCCTAAACATGAAATAAAACATATGGCTATTGCATTCGGATATTTTGAAACAATCCATGCGAAAGCCTATTCATATTTAAATGAAACTCTTGGACTAGATAATTTTGCAGCTTTCTTACATGAACCTACTACTGCAAATAAATTTGAATTCTTACTATCTGCACACAATGATTATACTCATATTGATCTAGCTGAATCATCTGATGCCCGTAGAGACGTTGCTCGTTCACTAGCTATATTTTCCGCATTTGCTGAAGGAGTATCCCTCTATTCATCCTTCGCTGTACTCTATTCTTTTCAATTACGTGATCTTCTAAAAGGTATTGGTCAACAAATGAAATGGTCAGTTAGAGATGAATCATTACATTCTAAGATGGGATGCCAGTTATTTAATCATATGTGTGATGAATATCCTATGCTAAGAGAGCAAGTACAAGCAGAAGTTGAAGAAGCTGCTCGATTAATGGTTGAAATGGAAATTAATTTTATTAATAAGATGTTTGAATTAGGTGATCTTGCAAATTTAAAAGCATCTGACTTAAAGGAATTTATTAAAAAACGTGCAAACGAGAAATTAAATGAAATAGGATATGCTTCAATTTTTGAATATTCTGATGAATCTGCCTCTGAGCTAGATTGGTTTTATCATCTTACTGGCGGAGTTACCTGGACCGACTTTTTTGCTATGCGAAGCACAGATTACTCAAAGGCTGGCGAAGGTGAAGACTGGGACGAAGATTCACTATTCTAAAAAATATAAAAATAAAATAAAATAATTATGACACACACACTTAACAAAATTATTGAACTACAAACAAAAACAATGGAAACAGTTTTTGAAAATGCTAAAACTGTACCATCTACTTTAATAAATGCTTTCAGTCAACCATTAACTAATCCATGGCTAGTTACAGATAATACTAAAGCAATATATGAGAATACTAAAAAATTCAATACCGCATATCTAACTTATACTAAAGCGCTTACCGATATGCTTGAAGCAACTTATGAAACCGCTGAATTAATTAATAACTCAACTAAATCTAATTAAGAAATGCTTAAGAATATAGAAGATGAAGAACCTCAACCTACCCCAACAGCTGCAGATATTATTGCAGCTGAACTAGGTTGGAAGAAAGATATAGATTATCCAGGCTGGGGACATAATGAAGTTTACTTAAAAACTGTATCGAAGGGATACGTTCTACCTGGAGAAACTCCAAAGGATGCTTATTGGAGAGTTTCAACTGCTGTTGCTCGAAGACTTAAGAGACCTGAACTTGCTTCTAAATTCTTTGACTATATTTTTAGAGGATGGTTAAATTTAGCCACTCCAGTATTTTCAAATACTGGTACTGAACGCGGTTTACCTATTTCTTGTTTTGGTGTTGATGTAGCTGATTCAATTGCAGATATTGGAAGTAAGAACTTAGAACTTATGCTTCTTGCTAAACATGGTGGAGGAGTTGGAGTTGGCGTAAATCAAATTAGATCTGCTGGATCTCCTATTTCTCAAAATGGTACCTCTGATGGAGTTGTTCCATTTTGTAAAATATACGATTCATCAGTTCTTGCTACAAATCAAGGAAATGTTCGTAGAGGAGCAGCATCAGTTAACATGGATATTGAACATGGTGATTTTTGGGATTGGCTTGAAATTAGAGAACCTAAAGGAGATGTAAACAGACAATGTTTAAACTTACATCAGTGTGTAGTTATCTCAGATGATTTTATGCAAAAGGTAGAACACGGAGATAAAGAAGCTAGGCGTAGATGGACTGCAGTTATTAGAAAACGTAAATCTACTGGCGAACCATATATTATGTATAAAGGTAATGTTAATAGACAAAGCCCAGAAGCATATAAAAAGAATGGACTTAAAGTTTACATGACAAATATATGTTCGGAAATTACTCTTCATACTGATGAGAGTCACTCTTTTGTATGTTGTCTATCTTCCTTAAATCTTGCAAAATACGATGAATGGAAAGATACTGATTTGATTTATACTGCTACTTGGTTCTTAGATGGAGTTCTTGAAGAATTTATTCAAAGAGCAAAATATATGAGAGGCTTTGAAAACTCAGTTCGTTCTGCTGAAAAAGGTAGAGCGTTAGGATTAGGCGTTCTTGGGTGGCACACTTATTTACAAAATAAAAATATTCCATTTGATTCTCTTCCAGCTCAATTTGAGACTAGAAAAATATTTTCTCAGCTTAAAATAGAAAGTGAAAGAGCAAGTAGAGATATGGCTCGTGAATATGGTGAACCTTTATGGTGTGTTGGTACAGGAATGAGAAATACTCATCAACGTGCAATTGCACCAACTGTTTCTAATTCTAAATTAAGTGGAAATGTTTCAGCTGGTATTGAACCGTGGGCAGCTAATGTATTTACTGAACAGACTGCTAAAGGTACATTTATTAGAAAAAATCCATCTCTTGAAAAAGTTCTTGAAAAAATAGGATTTGATACTAAAGAAACTTGGGATCAAATCCTAGTCGATGGCGGATCAGTTCAAGGATTAGATTTTATGGATAATTATAGAGTTAAACTTGGAGAAGCAAGTAATCCAATTACTTTAACTAAATTTTTAAAACTTCCAGAAATTGAACAGGGTAATTATATTCCATTAAAAGATGTATTTCTTACCTTTAAAGAATTAAATCAATTAGAGATAGTTCGACAAGCAGGATTACGCCAACAATATATAGATCAATCAGTTTCATTAAATCTTGCATTTCCTATTGAAGCTGAACCTAAGTTTATAAATCAAGTTCACTTAGAGGCATATAATGTAGGAATTAAAACTCTCTATTATATGCGAACTGAATCTGTTCTTAGAGGAGATATTGCAGCGAGATCAATGGTAGACTGTTTAAGTTGCGATGGGTAAGCTAAAATAAAAATATCATATAAAGCAGCAAAGATTACTTTGCTGCTTTTTTTGTTAGATAAATAATAAAAATCAACTATTGTAGATGACAAATAAACACGTATCTAGCTATTATGCTTTTTTACTTGAACAGGATATGATGGCAGGCGCTCCACCAGTAGCACCGCCGAAAGTAATATTATATCATTTTCTATTTATGACTGGATCAGATGATGCTGGAAATAGTCGACGTGTTTATCCAGATAAAAGTGTAGTAATTGAATATCCATGTTATTCACTCGATTTGCCTACGTTAGAGTCTTGGGTAAAAGATAATATTGTTTCTACTGAAAAAACCGATTTAAATAAGTCTGAACTTGATATACGTCAAAAAAATTTAATTGATATAGTTAAAGGTGACCGTACAAATATATCAAATGACGATCTTCCATATATTGAAAAATTAAAGAATGCAGTTTCGGCTAACCTAATTGGTCGACATGAACCAGATGTTACAGTTGTTTTTTCAGGCGGTGTTCCTACTACATCAGATATAAATGTAACTTTTATAAAACATAAAAAGTAATGCTTAAGTCATTCCTACAATATATAAATGAAACTATGGATCATAAAACTGAATTCATTAAAGGATTATCTCAAAATTTAATTGAGAGATTACGTACTTCACCATTTGATGAAAGTACAGAATACTCAGTATTTTCAGGAATGTCTTTTATCGAACCTTTTAATTTTAATTTAATTTTAAATGTTCGTCGTGATACTGATCTATCTACCCATTCAGATTCCCACTTTAATTCATTACCTTGGGAAAAAATTAATTTTGATAATTTAGGATATGCAATTGATGCTAATACTAAAATGAGTAAATCTAAATTAAAAATACCTTCTATTACAATTCATATAGTCTTAAATCCTAAACTTGAACCTTTATTATATAGCAAGTTATTTTTTAGACTAATTGATATACTTGCACATGAAACAAATCACCTAGATCAATTAGGACTTAATAGAGATCCATTTAATGTAAATGTATCCAGTAATCATGATAGAGATTCAGCAAAAAAAAGTTATCGATATTTTCTATTACCTGAGGAAATTGAATCAATGGTTGAAGGGATGTATACTCGATCTAAAGTGCAGAATATTAATTTAGATAAAATATTTGATGACTACTTACTGCCATTTATTGAATCTGAATATATTAATAAGTCAGAATATCTAAAGGTTATGCAAGTATGGATATTTCATGCACTAGAAGTATACCCTGATTGTAAATTTTCAAATAAAGTTAAATCAATTATTGATTCTATTTAAAAACCGTTTTAATATATGTAGTAAAAGACTACAAAATTAATATAAAATGAACGATTTCGAAAAACTAAAAGAAGAAATTGCATTAGCTCAAGCTGCAATCTTCGATCCAATTAACACGCTTATCTTATCGGCAGAAGAAGATGCTGCTAAATATTATGGAAAAGGCGTAAAGAGTGCTGGTAATAAGCTTAAAAGAAAAATGCAAGACATTAGAAAAGTAATTAAGCATCCTGTAGTAAAAGCAGAAATGACTAAAGTTCAGGAAGGTGCAAAAAATCTTCGTCAAACATTAACTGATGAAATTACTACAAAAGTAACAGCATAATTATATAACTACTACTTTTTAAAATGCCTCTTTTAGAGGCATTTTTTGTGTTTTATGAAACTTGTCAACTAAGATGTGTATAATATATTAAAATAAAATATTTATTATGACAGATTTTTTTGATTTACCAGAAGAAACTTTTTCTAAACAGAAACAAGTAAGTACTAGAAGAACTGATCCGAACATTTATGATCCGGATCCAAATGCACACAATGGGTCGTACAAATCAGTATTTAGATTCGTACCTTACATTTTTGACAAAACAAAAAGTAAGTATACTAAATATACTGCTAAGTTTTGGAATCCATTAACTAAAGAATCATTAGTTATTGATTGCCCTTCAAATGTAGAAAAGCCTTCTATTTTATGGACAATGGAATCAGTATTACGTTCTCTTAAAAAAGAAGAACCTGAATTAGTTGAAGAGATTGGTAAAAATTTCTCTAGATGGAGCACTCACCATTCAGCAGTATACATTAAGAAAGATCCACAGAGACCTGATCTTGAAGGATTCGTTAAAATCTTTAAATTCAGAAATCAAATTGATATGTTAATCGATCAACTTGTAAATCCTGAAGAAATGGATGGACTTACTACCTCTAGAAAAATAAATCCATTTCACCTATTAGAAGGTAAAGATTTACTTTGTATTGTTGGCAAGAAAACTAAAGACTTTAGAGACTGGTCAAAATGTAAATTTATGGATGAAGTTACTCCATTAGTTTTTAAAGTTGGTGATACTCAAGTACAAGTTAAGAATGAAGAGAAGTCAGTTAAATTAGTTAACGAGTTCTTAACTAAAAATACTCCAAAAATGGATGAGTACTATCACCAGGAATGGACAGAAGAAACATTTGAAAAAGTTGCACAAGCAATTATATCAGCGATTCCTCATAATGAGATTTTAGAAATGATTCTTGGAAGAAGTAAAGATACTAAGATGAATGACTTAATTCGTTCTAAAATGAAAGGCGGTAAAACAGTTAAACATACTTCTTCAGTAAACGATGATCTTGAATTTACTAGTGCACCTGCAACTCCAGCAACTCCGATTATTGCATATACTCAAGAACCTGCTACAGCAGCCGTAAACTCTACTGATTCTAACGATGATGAATATGATTCATTATTTAAAGACCTATAAAAAAATAAAATAATATGGAAGAAAATACAGCGACTACCGCTCAACAAAATGTTCTTTTTGGAACTATCTCCTATGCTGATGATTCTGCATATGAAGAATTTATATCAACAATGAATATTAATCAAGCATTATTTGTATTAATTGCATCGGCTAATTCTTCTCAAGCAAAAGGAGCATTTAACTTGCTAGAATCTGAGACTATTTCTACTGCAATACGTACAATACGTAAAAATGGAGAGAAAAGCGAAGCTCAGCCAGTAGTTCAACATGCAAATCAATAATAAATACTAAAAAATTAACAATGGACTTAATTATAGACGGTAACGCCTTTATTAATGTCGCAATAAGCGTCACTAAATCTCAGTCTACTAGAGATAAGAGAACTGGTGATGCTTATTATGTTAATGATTTATTTAACGATAGTGGATTTATTTTAAAGGAACACGTACGAATATCATTTAGAAATTTTTGTTTTACGTATCTAAATTCTTTAATCACTCCAATATCATCTCATCCACAACGAGTTCACATTGTATTTGATTCAGCAAGTTGGAGAAAAGAGTATACTAATGAATTTTTCAAAAATTCAGATTTTAAAACTACTTCTGCTCCTACTGAATTTAAGTATAAAGGAAATCGTAAATACGATGACCATCAATACCTTTTCTTTGAATATTTCCAAAATGTTCTTATGCCAGCAATGGCTGATCGTACTGGAATAAATCAATATAAATTTAAAGGTACTGAAGGAGATGACATCATTGCATATTTATGTGATATTCTAAAATGTGATATCCTGATCTACACAGTAGATCAAGACATAAAGCAAACAACTGGAACTCCTGATAAAAACGTATTAGTGATTACTCCTAAGCAGATGGCAAAACATAAGAGATTATTTAGATCTGCTCAATTAATTCCTACTGCGGCTAATGAAGAAATAGATAACTTCTTTTCTCTAAGTGATGATCACATTACTGGAGCATCAATAGAAAAAACTATTTCTAATTTACTAAATAAAGACTATGTTGAATATACTGTTGATCTAGTCGATGATGTACTAAGTAAAATATTACTTGGTGATAAATCAGATAATATTCCAAAGATCACAAGCGTTTCTCCAGCAAAAGCTAAAAAAGTAATCTTAGCTGTCCATGAAAAATATGGGGATGGTGTAATATCACGCATTGACGACCTAGATGATGAAGTAATTAATGGAATTGTTTCAGAAATTCAAATAGTCAATAAAATAAAAGATCAGGATAAAATAGATGAGATCAGAGAACACTTACTATTTAATATTAAGTTAATTCGTCTCTCTATTAAAGTATTCCCAGATGAAATCAAAGATGCTCTAATTGAATTCTTTGAATCATATCAAATGACCAATTTTAGTACTCGAGAATTTACTAATTTAAAAAATAATTTATCATTAATATGAAACCTTTATATGAACGAGTATTAGTTAAACCTAGAGATAAGGAAACTACTACAAAACAAGGAATAATGCTTCCTGAAAAAGCAGTTAAAAAACCAAATATCGGAGTTGTTATAAGTTGCGGTGATGGTACTAAAAATAATGAAATGGTGGTTAAATCGGGAGATTTAATATTATTCAACCGTTATGCTGGTGCTGAGCTAACATATCGAGGCGAAAAACACTATGTTATTATGGCAAATGAAATTATTGGAATCTTAGATGATATCAATGATATTTCATTAGAAGAATTTGAATAATACAAAAAAGGAGCTTTAAAAGCTCCTTTTTTTATTTAATATCTTCACTAGTCAATAGTGAATAAGTAAATGAATTTCCGTGTAAATCTTTTGCTTTTCTACAAATTGTCATAAATTCATTAAAGTCCTTTACCCTTTTAAATACTTGACACCCTTCACTCCAATTTTCAACATATTCTGATTCAGTTTTAGGATTAGATCTATGTCCATTAATTCCAAAAATTCCTTCTTGAATAATAGCTTCATCAAAGGTCAAATCTTTATTTTTATCTCGATAAACTTTAACCGGTTTAACTTGTCGCATAGCTTCATATTTTCCTTGGTGTAAACCAATAGCCCACATTCCACGATATTGTCCAGGAACAACTCTAGCTACTCCATTTGGATTATGATATTCGTATACTGCTTTCTTTCCAGGATCAGTCGTTATTTTCCAAGAATAAAATTTCCATTCTCCTCCTTCTTTAAATGAAATAGTTAAAGTATCATCAAATATATTTGTAACTTTTCTTCCTTCTACTAGATTTCTAACCCCTACAATATTAACATCATATCCTTTATTTTCAGAATCATCAAACCATATGTATCCTTTTGCTTTAAGTGCAATTTCTATTTGCTCTCGTGTATAACTCATACTTTAAAACTTTTTTCAAAAAAAAGCAGTAGAATTAATAACTCTACTGCTTCTTATATTTTTTAATTAATTAGAAACTTGGAATAAATCCAGTTGCATCTGAACTTAATGTTCCTCCTACTCTAGTAATAGTAATTCTATTAATGAATTTTTGAATTCCTCTAGGGAAATCTACTCTAATATCAATTACTGCTGAATTAGCCGAAATAACTTCTGTTGTATTATTTGAAGAATCAAAGATAACTTCGAATGTAGCAAGACCTTTAGCGTTAACTACTGCATTTAAGTAATTTTCAACAATTGTTCTTACTCTTAATCTTGTGATCTCATCATTAAAATCAAATAAGAAATTAAATAAGATTTTTTCAATATCTCTTTCAATCGTAGATAAGTTATCTCTAACGTGTGCATTGTTAAGTGCTGAGTTAATTCTCTGGTATGCAGTATTATTAGAAAATAATATAATTCCAAATCCTCTACGTTTAACAGTTAAGTTAAATCCAACCGGCTCTAAATAATCTCTATCATCATCAGTAAGATCATATTCTAATCCAACTATTTCTGGATCACTAAGAGCTCCACGTTTTCCACCTGCCACAATTAAGAATGGTGTACCATTTTTAAATTTTCTAACATATAAGTTAGAAATATATGCTGCTTGAGGTACTGATATATTTTTACTTCCGCTTCTTACAATTAAGTTAGGGAAATGGTAAGAAGAGTATGATGATAATGGAACTCCTTTAACATCTTCTTCTGCAAATTTATATAAGAAACTTGGATTTAAATCTAAATTACCACCTTGTGAAATTAAATTCATAGAAACTAATTTATTGGTACTATCAATAAAACTTGGATCAACTGATCTTTCAAATTGTTGAACAGAAGGTGCATTTAATAATGCCATCGCTTGGCCATTTACTGCAGCCAATTTAGCTAACTGATATTTAGAAGAAGAAGATATTGTACCTGAGTATGTATCTACTACATATCTAAAATCAATTAATTCACCATTTGAAAGAGCTTGTGGGATTAATGTATCTGTAAAAAGATAATCAAGTATTCCGCCAGTTCCTTCTAAACGTTCAGCTGTTCCATCAGGTAAAGAGTCAACTCTTAATTTAAAAGCTTTTAAGTTTTGGCCTTTTATACTTGAAACAAAATTAGATATTCCTTTATATACATTTAATTCATTTCCAGTAACATCTAATCCAGTAACTTCATCAACTGTCGGAGCCATTGTAGTTACTGTATAAATATTAGGTGCAGTTAATGTATCTAATATTCTAACTGATATAATCTTCAATGTTCTAGGTCTTCCATCAGTTACCTTTGCTTTAATATAACTATTAACTTTAATATATTCATCAATAATTGATTTATTCAATGGATTAATTTCTAATGTTAATGCATTCGGTTGAGCAATAGAATAACTTGTAAAAAAGTTAGTATCAGTTAAATCAAAAGTATATTTAAAATCATCACCTGAACCTAATACTATTTTTACGTAGTCATCACCTGCACCAAGATAATTATTTGCATTTACTGGAGTAGTTAATCCAATATTTGAATAAACATTAACTCGAATATATTTAAGTACACCTACAGTTAAAGTATCAACCACTTTAATATAATAAGTATTTGATGCATCTTTAATTAAATCACCAGTCTTTAAGAATCCATTCATATATGCATCATAAAGAGCATTTCCTTCCATTGCAGCTAAATAATTAACTGTTCCTGCAACAATATATAAATCATCCATTGCAATAGGATTTCCTAAAATTGTTCCAGATAAAAAATTAGATTCAGTATCTGCTCCTGCTGATATAAAAATTAATTCAGAATCTGCAGGTTTAGTATAACTTAATGTATCAATCAATGGTGTTGGATTAACTTGAGTTACTCCATCGACATCATATCCTCCATTATCTGCATAATAATCTAATTCTTCAAATCCGTGACCTACTGTATCAATTCTATGAGAATTTACATTAGTATCTGTAAAATTATCTACAGATAAATCAATTAAATCTAATTTTTCAGTATCTAGTGCACATAATATTCCAGTAGTAGGGAAAGCTTTATTTACTAATCTATCAACTGATACAGTAACTCCGCTTTGATCTCTAAAATCAGGAATTAAACATCCGATTGTACGATTAATTACTTTAATTTCGCGTAGTGCAAAGAAATCTGCAGATTTTGCTGTTTTTAATCCAGCTTCATCGAAAAATTGTTTGTATATTGGATCTTTTGATAATTTTAAATAATTTGTCCAATCTCCGTTAATTGCTATAACTTCTACGAAATAATCTGAAATAAAATCATCTTGGTGAACATATTCTGGAAATTCAACTGATCCTCCAGCACTTGCATACCACTCTTTCGCAGTTACATCAAAACCAGATACATTTGCTTTTCTTACCCATATGGTAGTATTAGATTGACCTAAGTTTACAAATGAAAGAATTTTATTTGATTCAGCATTAGTTATACCAAATCCTCCAGGAGAAGTAATATAGTCATCGCCTAATCCAATATTCTTAGATTTATTCAATTTATCAGATTCAGCAAACCATAGTCTCTGCCTATTGAAGAATTCCGTGATCGGCCATTCGTTCGTACCATTATTATTTTTTGCAGCAGATTCAGTATTAAATGTAGTGAATACTGCCTTGTCTAAATTTGTTAGTGGATTGATTATATCAGTATCTAATGGAATTACATTCATTGCAAATACTGGTCCTTCTCTAAGTGCTACTTCAATTGATCTATGGAAGTAACTTCCTGCTTTTTCAAGTTTAGTATCAATTTCTCCAAATACTGCTTTTAATGTTCTTAAGTCATTAATTAATACTACTGTATTAAATGGACCTACTCTGCTTGATCCTACGATCAAACGACCGGTAGTAAGAGGTAAAACAACATTCTCACTAGCATCAATTTCAACTGTATAAACACCACTAGACTTATAATTATTTAGGTTTATCCTTGGTTCAGCCATCTCTATGTAGATATTTTTAATTATTTATCTAAAATAGTATCAATAAATTTAAAAAAATTGAAAAATTAAGATCCTCAGGTGTATTATTAGTATAATATAACAAAATACTATAAGAATGGCAAACATCGATAATACTTGTGCCGATCTTACGATCGAAGATCTTTATGCAAAAAGCAGTGATACTTTAGGGGACATAATGTCAGTCCAAAAAGATACTCAATTAAATGTATATGGGTATGATTTTTCAAAAATGACTCTTAGAGAAGTCATGAATTTTTGGCATATGAATACCCATGCGTTAATTGATGAGCTGCACGAAGCTACTGATGCACTAGGCGGAATCAGTGACGGTAGTGGAAATGCAATATGGAAATACTGGAAAGCAGATTTTAGTAAATATGAGAATTTAAAGTTTTCAGATTTGTCAAATAGCGATCAACTTGAATGTAAATTCGAAATTATCGATATTTTACACTTTTTCATGAATATGGCAATTTCAATTGGAATGACTCCTCAAGAAATGTACAATATGTATATGAGTAAGAATGAGCATAACCGAGAACGTCAAAGAAATGGATATTAAAAAATAATATATTATGGATAACATTACCCCAAGTGACAATCAACCTAAATTAAATATTAACTTATCAGATGCTCCTTATCTTGAATGTGAAGCATGCGAAGGAAGAATATTTGAAGAAAAAATGATGATTAAGAAAGTTTCAAAGTTTATGACTGGGTCAGATCAAGATTCAATAGTTCCTGTTCCAGTAATAGCGTGTTCAGCATGTGGAAATATTAACGACTTATTTAAACCGAAAGTATGATAATTGGAGCAGAAGTATTTAATGATAACACACTAGTTATTTCATATTATGAAGCTAGTGGAAAGATTGGATTTATTAAAAAGAGACTAGCTGATCATGAAATGTATAATTGGGTAGAGTCACAAACTCCGACTGCTACTAAAAATTGGAATGGTAAGTTTGTAAAGAAAGGCCAGTCTCAAGGACAATACATGAATCAGTTTAGAGTTCAAGAATTAATCCAAGAGAAACTTACTGCAGAAGAATTAGAATTAGTTTATAGTTTTGATAATCTTCCTAAGAAAGTCTATTTAGATATTGAGATTAAATTAATTGATGACTCTTTTCCTGAAGCAGATAAAGCTAGAATGCCAGTTGGACTTATTTCTTTTTGTAATGAAGAAAATGTAACATATATTCTTTCTATTTTAAATACTGCTGACCAGCCTGATGGGCTGACATCAGATCAAATTGTTCAAATGGAAAAGGATGTAAATGCATACTTTAGAAAAACCGTACCTAAGAGACCAGAAGATTCTAAACTATTCAATCAAGATTTTAAAATAAAATATAAGTTCTTTAAGAGTGAAGATGAGCTAATGGCTTTTTACTTTCATAAAACTATGCCAACTTTTAATTTTGTAACTGGCTGGAATGTAACTGAGTTTGACTGGAAGTATTTAATGAATAGAGGCAAGAACCTTAAAATTGATATGATGCAAGAAATGCCATCTAGATCAACTGTCTCTAAAGTTAAAATACCGACTCATTTAGGCGTACTTGATTATATGCAAGTTTTTGAAAAAATGAAGCCGTATAAAGTTGTAGAAAACTATAAACTTGACTACATTGCAGACATTGTATTAGGTACAGCTAAGTTGCATCATGACTATGCTTCATTTATGGAATTTCAAAAGGATGTATACTTATTTACTATGTATAACGTAATTGATGTTATCTTAGTAAAACTAATTGAAGATAAACTTGCACTATTAGATGTTGCCTTTGCTATGGCAAATGTTGCACAAGTAGATGTAAATAAAGTATTTAGTCCAGTATATATTGCTGAGATCTTAATGTGTCGTGAATTCCTAAATAAGAATCAAAAAATGATGAAGCTTCCTTGGGGAGAAGAAGTTATGGATGGTACCTATGCTGGAGCCTATGTAAAAGATCCAATTCCAGGATATTATAACGCTATTGCATGTTATGATTTCTCTTCAATGTATCCAAATATCCAAATTCAATTTAATATTTCTCCAGATACTTATCTTGGTAAAACAGATAAAGTAAAGAAGGATGGTACTGAAATACATACAAAAAATGATACTATGTTCTCAAGCAAAGGAGATTCAGTTGCTCGAACAATACTTACTAGATTATACGATGCTCGTATAAAAACACAAGGTGAAATTAAACAAATTAAAAATTCAAAATAAACCCAAATAATATGACAACAACCGAAGATTTCGTAAACTGGCTAGAGGGATTTCTAGATGCATGTAAAGATGCTCCAACTACTAGACAAATTAAAGAAGTTAGAAAGAAACTAAGTACAGTACAACAATTGACTGAAGAACAATATCAATCTCTTTGGGATCCATCAATGGCTCCACAGTCAACCAAAGCATTTTCTACAATAACTTTAGTACAAGCACAAAAAGATGCAGCTCACACAAAAAATCCACAAAATGAAGATTTTATCCGTGCTATTAAAGAAGGTAAAAATGCTACAACGATGGAAGAGCTTAATTCCTAAAAAAAAATATAATATCATGCAATACGATGAAAATAAATTAATCTCCCTAATGGAGAATTTTTCTGGCTCAAAATTTCAATGGATCAAGACAGATCGTCCTGAGTTATTAGGAAAAGTTGTTACTTGTAGAAATATTGAACCTAGAGGAAATAAATTCTTTGCTGTGTTTGATGATGGATCATCAATCGATACTGCTAATCTTAATAGAAGTCTTCTTATGATTCATGGAGATATGCAGCCTTTAAGTAAAGCTGAAGTTGAATCTATTTATAGTCCTAGACCGTCAACTGGTGCACCTGTTCAAAATATGACAGGCCCGATGGGAACAACCGGTGGTCCTGGACCAATTGGTAATATGAATCAGTCTACTCATAATGCTCAACATCAATCTACACCGCAAGCAACAACTAATATGTTTGAGATGTTTAATTCTGAAGAGAGTAAAATAGATTTGCAAATATCTATTAAATTACCAGCTCAAGATTTTCTTAAGATGATGTATGTTAATGCAAAAGAAAAAGATACATTTTTAAATGAATTATCTGAGTACATATTTAAAGTGATAAATAAACAAGTCGTAAAAGATTCAATTTCATCAATTGTAATTCCACAAGACACTGTTAAACACACTATTTCTGTTCCAATTGTAAATATTACTGAAATCCATGAATAATCAATTTAATTCAACTGAAGAATATTCAGATGACAAATTTAAAATTTTAAATTTTACTAGTCCAACTGGAGAATTTAAAAGAATTTCATGTTCAAAGGAAGCTATTTGTGTGCTTCCTTTTGATGTTAATGAAAATGACCAGATAAAAAACGTATACTTAACGAAGTACCATGATTACGTATTAAATGGTCAAAATCATAAGTGTATCACTGCAACATTAGAGCCGGACGAATTTGATACTTATCATGAGTCTCTAACTAATTGCATAGATCATGAACTTGGAATTACTGATATTGACATAAATGACTTATTTTATTTAGGGCAGATTCAACATACTATTCCCTTTACTAAAACATATAAGTGTTATGCAATAAACCTCACTAAGTATAGCGAGGATCCTACTGGGTTTACCCCAAAGATACTTAATCCTGACGAGAGACTTCACTCAATAGATAAAGTTAGATTTTCTAGAATTATGAAAGGCGAAATATGTGATTCATTAGCTCTTTCATGTTCTCTTCTATTACTTTCATATATCTCAGATTAGAACTTCTACCCATTTTTTTAGTAAAATATAATAAAAATTGACAATTATGGCAAAATCTACAAATGCTGCAATCAATGCATTTAACAAATTCAATGACCTTTTAGAGAAAAAGGTTAAGACCAAAATAACCTTAATGGGTTTTTCAGACATTGACGATTATATTCCAACTGGCAACTATTTGTTAAATGCTCAAATCTCAGGTTCAGTATTTGGAGGATATCCTAATACTAGAAGTATAGGAATTGCTGGTGATTCTGGTGCAGGTAAAACGTTCCTTTGTTTGAATGCAGTGCGTGAACTTCAAAAGAAAGATTATTTTGTTTTCTATATTGATACTGAAGGTGCTATTGATAGATCAGACTATATAAAATTTGGAGTTGATTTAGAGAAATTAAAATATCTTCGTATGGGATTAATTAGTGATGTTAAATTCTTCATTAATGATTTTATTGAAACGATGAGAGATAATCCTGGACTAAAGGCTGCTATCTTTGTAGATTCAGTTGGAATGTTAGATACTGATAAGAGTAAAAGAGATATGGATGCTGGTAAAAATGCATCTGATATGGGTCTTCGCTCAAAGGAAATGAGAGGTTTATTTAAATCATTTACATTAGAATTATCTAATTTAAAAGTTCCATTTATTTTTACAAATCATACATATGCCTGCTTTCCAGGAGAACAATTAGTTGTCACTGAAAATGGTGTAACTAGAATAATGGATTTAAATATTGGTGATCTAGTAGATACATTAGATGGATTTAAACCAGTTGAAAATATCTTTACCTATGATGATGCACAATTATTAGAAATAGAATTTGAAGATGGTAGTATTGTTAAATGTACACCAAACCATAAATTTCTAATAGGCGAAGACTGGGAAAATGACGATTCTTGGATTGAAGCAATTGACTTAATTGAAGGGTCACAAATAATTTGTAAATAAAAAATACTTGCATAGTTGTGATAAATAAAAATAAAAGCAACTATGCAAGATTATTACAACAAAATTATTAATGCTTCTAATCTAGGTTTAGGTTCACTTGTAATAAGTATTAAAAAAGATCCA